TTTGACCTCATCGTTGTAGACGAAGCCTCTGCGTACAAGAACGCACAGACAACCCGCTGGAAAACTCTGCGTGACATTAACAAAACCGTCAAAGGCTTGTGGATGTTGACAGGTACGCCAGCGGCGCAGTCTCCGCTTGATGCGTATGGCTTGGCCAAGCTGATTAACCCCAAGGGTGTGCCGATGTTTCACGGGCAGTACCGTGACATGGTCATGGCGCAGATTACCAAGTTCAAGTGGATTCCGAAGCCGACTGCCAAGCACACAGTGCACAGCATCCTCCAACCAGCGATTCGTTTCGTGAAGAAGGACTGCATCGACTTGCCACCCCTGACGTTCATCGACCGTGATGCGCCATTGACTCCGCAGCAAGCCAAGTACTACGCTATTCTCAAGAAGGAGATGTTGTTAGAGGCAGCGGGCGAAGAGGTTTCCGCAGTGAACGCCGCAACGAAGATGAGCAAACTGCTTCAGATTTCTTGTGGCTCGGTCTACACCGACACTGGCGAGGTGCTTGAGTTTGACGTGTCCAACCGCATGAACGTGGTGCAGGAAGTCATCGACGAGTGCAGTAACAAGGTGTTGGTGTTCGTGCCCTTCACCCACACGATTGAGATGCTCCAAAAGCATTTGCAGAAAAACAACATCTCGTGTGACGTGATTAACGGCGCAGTGCCAGTGAACCGCCGCAGTCAGATCGTTACCGACTTCCAAACCCAGCCGACTACGAAGGTGCTCATCATCCAGCCACAAGCTGCATCACATGGGCTTACCCTTACCGCAGCTGACACAATTATTTGGTACGCTCCCTGTACCAGCGTGGAGACTTATCTTCAGGCCAACGCACGTATTGACCGACCCGGTCAAGTCAACCCAATGACTATCGTGCACATCTGCGGGAGCCAAACCGAACGCCGCGTTTACGCGATGCTTCGGGGGAACGTATCCAACCACCAACAAATCATTGATTTGTACCGACAAGAAATTTCTTCGACAGAGGTTGACAATGTCTAAAGTTATGTTATAGTCGGTTTTCTTTCAACCAACGGAGAGTTAGATGAGTGAAGAAAATGAAGTGGCCGCAAGGCCTGATCTAGATACGCTGACAGCGATCTACCTGAAGATTCGAGACACCCGTGCCGAGAACAAACGACAGTTCGAGAACGTGGACAAAGACCTCGAAGAGCAACAGAAAATGCTGGCCGAGCAGATGCTCGACTCATGCAAAGAACTTGGTGCAGACAGCATCAAAACCCCACATGGAACCATCATTCGTTCGGTCAAGTCAAAGTACTGGACTGGCGACTGGGACTCTATGTATCGCTTCATCAAGGAGCATGACGCCTTCGGCTTGCTGGAGAAACGCTTGCATCAAACCAACATGAAGGACTTCCTGCACGAGAACCCTGACGTTATGCCGATGGGCTTGAATGTTGAGAATGAATACACAATCGTCGTACGACGCGCTAAATGAACTGGAGAATTTAAATGAGTAACATCGCACTTTTGAACCAAGACCTGCCTGACTTCCTGCAAACCGCTGGCGTCAGTGACCTCACCAAACAACTCGCTGGCAAGACTGGCGTTAAGCGCATCGTGCCTAAGAACGGTATCTTCCGTAAGATGGTCGGCGGCGAAGAGATGGGCAAGGTCAAGGGCAACCTCGAAGTCGTCATCGTGAACGCTTCCCCCAAAGTCGGTCGTATCTTCTATGCAAAGGCATGGACACCTGATGCCGACCCAAGCGCACCTGATTGCTTCTCTAACGACGGTGTTGCACCCGACGCTGGCGCTGTCTCCCCACAAGCTAGCCGTTGCGATTCCTGCGCTCAGAACATCAAAGGTTCGGGCCAAGGCACTTCCAAGGCTTGCCGTTACAGCCGCCGCATTGCTGTGAACTTGGTGGAAGATTTTGGTACTTCTTTGGAAGGCGAAGTCTATCAACTGAACTTGGCATCGAAGTCTTTGTTCGGTGAAGGCACTGCCGACAACACCCACACGTTCGAGAACTACACCAAGTACTTGGCCAACAACGGCAAGAGCTTGGACTACGTTGTGACTACCCTCAGCTTCAACGAGAACAACGACAACCAATCCATCCTGTTTACACCTGCACGTTTCATCAACAAGGGTGAGTACGCAGTGACGAGCGAAGTGGCTAAGAAGCCCGAAGTTCAAAAGATGGTGACGATGACTCCGTACCAAGCGGACGCGTCGGGTCGTGCTCCCGCACTGGCTGCTCCTGCCCCTAAAGCTGCCGCACCTGTGGCCGACGAAGCTGTTGCCGAGCCAGTCAAACGCGAAAGCGCCAAAGCTGCTGCCCCTACTCCAGCCCCCAAGAAGGGTTTGGACGACGTGGTTAAAGCATGGTCTGACGAGGAGTAAGCAATGAGCTACGGATACAACTTCCAACTGGTCGAAGCCAATAAATCGGCTGATGACAAGTCATGGGGTGTAATCCTTGGGCGTACTTGCATCCAACTCAACATTCCTGTGAGTGAGATAGCTAAACGGCTCGACGTAAGTCGGGCCACTATCTACAACTGGTTTTGGGGGACAACCAACCCAAGCCGACACCACTGCGAAAAGATCGAGCGTTTGCTCCCGCGCCTCAAGGCAAAAAAGTAAATCCGTGCATTGACGGGGGCTTCGGCCCCCAGCTTTGCCGTCCCTAAAAGAAAATCAATATGTCTAACTTCGACCTTCTCGACACCGTACTGCCCACTCAAGGCCGGTATTGTGTGCTCGGGCTTGGACGGTACCCAGACCAAAAGTTTTTCGATACGAGAGAAGAAGTAGAGGCACAGGCTCAGACGTTGGTGGACAACAAGTTTGATGTGTATTTCGGATGCGCCAAATACGGCCCACTGAATAAGCGCACAGCAGACAACGCCACATACTTCCGCGCACTGTGGATGGATATTGACTGCGGCCCAACCAAGGGCGTACCCGATGACAAAGGTGTCATCAAGGGGTATCTCACGCAGCAAATCGGCTTGGATGAACTGAAGAAGTTCTGCATTGCCGCAGGTATGCCCCGCCCAATTATGGTCAGCTCAGGTTATGGCGTTCATGCCTACTGGTTGATTGAAGAAACAGTTGAGCGCCGCGACTGGCTCCCCCTCGCAAACCGTCTACGTGAACTGTGCACTGAGCACGGGCTCATTGTGGATTCCTCCGTATTCGAAGCAGCACGGGTACTGCGCATCCCCGGCACATTTAACTTCAAGCAAGACGAACCGATGGAAGTCACTGTTCTCAACGAGAACACACAGACCCTGACGTACGACCAATGGAAAGAGCTGCTCGGCGCTGCCGACCCAGTTGACGACAAGCCTGATTTCTTACCGTCCATCAGCCCAATGATGGAAGCCTTGATGGGTAACAAGGTGAAGCGGTTCAAGAACATCATGATGAAGGCAGAGAACGGCTGCGCACAGCTGAACCACTGCTACCAAAACCAAGACACTATTGAGGAACCCCTGTGGCGCTCGGCCCTGTCTATTACTGCGTTCTGCGTGGATAAAGACAAAGCCTCCCACATGATGTCCAGCCAGTACCCGAACTACAACCCTGCCGAAGTAGACAAGAAGGTAGCCGAGCTGGTCGCCAACGGTGGCCCACATCACTGCCTGACATTCGAGAAGATCAACCCGACTGGCTGCGCAGGGTGCCCACACAAAGGCAAGATCAAATCCCCGATCGTGCTCGGCATGGAGATTGCCCAAGCTGAAGTCGAAGACGGTGAATACGTAGTCGAGCAAGAAGCGACAGAGGAAGAGGAAGCCACAAGCTACCGTATTCCTGAGTATCCGTTCCCTTTCTTCCGTGGCAAGGATGGCGGTATCTGGCGCAAAGGGGAGTCCGACGAAGACCAACCTGTGCTGGTGTACGAGCATGACCTGTATGTGGTCAAGCGAATGAAAGACCCTGAGATGGGTGAAGTGGCTTTGTTCCGACTGCATCTGCCGCACGACGGAGTGAAAGAGTTCTCTATCCCAGCTACCGCAATCTCCGCAAAGGATGAGCTGCGCAAACAACTGTCGCACCACGGTGTGATGGCAACACAAAAACAACATGAGCTACTGGCGATCTTCGTCGTGGCATTTATGAAGAACTTACAGTATGTGAGGAAGGCAGAAGTTATGAGAACACAATTTGGTTGGGTTGACAACGACAGCAAGTTCATTGTCGGCGACCGCGAGATTACAAAAGACGGGGTGTTTTACAGCCCACCCTCAGCCATTACCCGCAGCTTTGCCGAGAAGATGGTGCCGACTGGCTCGTTTGAGAAGTGGAAAGAAGTGTTCAACATGTACGCACGACCCGGCCTTGAGCCCCATGCGTTTGCAGCACTCACAGCGTTTGGCTCCCCCTTGTTGAAGTTCACGGGTTTGAGCGGCGCGATCATCAACGTCATCCACAAGTCGTCAGGTTCCGGTAAGTCAACAGCATTGTTCATGTGCAACAGTGTGTGGGGCCACCCCAAAGAGTTGTCCTCCATGTGGAAGGACACGCTCAATGCCAAGATGATGCGCCTTGGTGTGCACAACAACTTGCCGAATACGATCGACGAGATTACGAACACCAGCCCGATGGAGTTCTCTGACTTGGCTTACAGCATCTCTCAAGGCCGAGGCAAAGACCGC